ATACTACAGCAGATGCTAATACAGCTTTTGGTGTTCAATCTTTGATGGTAAACACTACTGGTTCATTAAACGCAGCATTTGGAGCAGCAGCACTAGATGCTAATACAACTGGTTCTAATAATACTGCTATGGGTTATGGTTCTTTAACATCAAATACCACAGCTTCAAACAACACAGCAGTTGGTTATTTTGCTCTTTTATCAAACACTACAGGTGCTGGAAATACCGCAGTTGGAGCAGATGCTTTAGATTCAAATACAACTGGTGGATATAGCGTTGCTATAGGAAATAGAGCTTTACAATCAGTTACTACACAAGGTGGCAATGTAGCAGTCGGTGCTGATTCTTTGTATACAAATACTTCAGGTGCAAGTAATGTTGCTGTAGGTTCTGATTCTTTAAAATTAAATACCTCAGGTACAAGAGGTGTAGCTATTGGTTCATTAGCACTTAGTGCAAACACAACAGGTAATGATAATGTTGCGGTAGGTAGTGGAACTTCAGGTGTATCTTTTGCTGCTTTAGCATCTAATACAACTGGAAGTAATAATACCGCTTTAGGTAGTAGTGCATTAGGAGCAAATACCACAGCTTCAGATAATACTGCTATTGGGTATCAAGCTTTATTAGATAATACTACAGGTACAAATAATACTGCGGTTGGTTCATTATCACTAAAAGATAATACGACTGGTCTTGCAAATACAGCAGTTGGTCATAGTGCTTTAGAAAACACTACAGGTACTGCTAACACAGCAATAGGTACGGATGCTGCTAAATCAAATACTTCTGGTGGCAGTAACACAGCACTTGGTAAAGATGCTTTGTTTTCTAATACTACAGCTTCAAACAACACAGCAGTTGGTAAAGCTGCCTTAGAAGCAAACACTACAGGTACGCCAAATACAGCTTTAGGTGCTTTAGCACTTGATGCTAGTACAACAGCTTCTCATAACACAGCTATAGGTTACGAAACTTTATCAAGTACTGAAACTACAAACTTTAATACAGCATTAGGTTCACAAGCAGCAAAAGTAGCTCAATCAGATTCTTTAGTAGCAATAGGTGCACAAGCTCTTGTCGCTAATACAACTGGTGGGGGTAATACTGCTGTTGGTAGAGATTGCATGGGCAGTAATACAACAGCGAGTAATAATACAGCAGTTGGTAAATCAGCTTTATATGCAAACACTACAGGTTACGACAACGTAGCTGTAGGAAGAAATGCACTTGATGCAAATACAACTGGGTACGATAATACTGCTGTCGGAGAAAGTTCACTCACTTCAAACACAACTGGTTATAGAAACACAGCAGTTGGTCAAAATTCTATGGCACTTAACACAGAAGGACTGGAAAATACAGCCGTTGGAGAAAATGCTTTAGATGCTAATACAACAGGAGATTACAATGTAGCGATGGGTGCAGCTAGTTTAGGAGCGAACAGTACAGGTTCTGCTAATGTTGCGATTGGAGTAAATGCTCTTGATGCTAATACTACAGCCAATAACAATGTCGCAGTTGGTACTAATGCTGCTACAGCGAATACAACAGGTACTTTTAACGTAGCTGTGGGCGATAGAGCTTTAAAATCTAGCGCAACAAGTAATTATCAAACAGCTATAGGTTTTGAAGCTTTAGAAGATGCTACAGCTGGTGCAAATACAGCAGTTGGTGCAGCTAGTTTAAAAGCCGTTACAAGCGGTGAAGAGAATGTAGCAGTTGGTGTTTCTGCTGGTTATGCTGTTACAACTGGTGATAAAAATGTTTGTATAGGAAATACTTCTGGTGGTGGAACTTCAGGTACTGGAAATGTTGGTATAGGTTGGTATGCTGGTAGTTCAAATACCACAGGTTTAAATAATGTAGTTATAGGAAGGCAGTCTCAATTATCTACTGGTGGTGGTAGTAATCAAATTGTAATGGGTTATCTTGTAACAGGTTCAGGAAATGACAACTTTACATTCGGAAATGGTGCTACAGACTCAAACATAGCTTTTGGTGCAACAACAATTACAGCACCTTCAGATATAAGATTAAAAGAAGATATACAAGATGAAGAAGTAGGTTTAGATTTTATAAACGATTTAAGACCTGTTACTTTCCAATGGAAAAAAGAAAAAGATATACCTTCAGATATGAAAGCCTATAAAGAAGGTTCTGAAAAAAGAACTATGAATGGTAAATACAATCATGGTTTTATAGCTCAAGAAGTTAAAGAAGCTATAGATAAGCACAATCTTAAAGAAGGATTTGATATGTGGACTGAAGATGAAGTAGATGGCAGACAAAGAGTTGGCGATGCTTCATTAATGCCTTTAATGGTCAAAGCAGTACAAGAACTTTCATCACAAGTAGATGAATTAAAAGCCAAAATACAAACTTTAAAAGGAGAATAATTATGGCACAAACAGTAAGCGAAGTCTTAACAGCAGCAATGGATAGCGTAACACTTATTAACGAAGTAAACGCTGGAACTTGGGATGTTGAAGGTATGGAGCAATCAGAAATCAACGATATGGTACAAAGAAACGTAGGTCACTTGGAAATCATTTTAGCGTATGAACCTGTTGATTCAGATGATGATACACCTAACGTAGTAGGTTCATCTAGTAGCAAAAAAACTGATTGTACTAACGCTATTACTACAGGTAAGGCGTATATTAGTTCAAATAGTTAATTTTAATAAAATATCACCTTAGGAGGTGCACTAATGCAAGAAGAAAATAAAGCCGTCATTGGCGATAACGAAATTCTAGAACAAGAAATGACTGAGGAGCAAAAATATTTGGCTAATCAAATAACTGATTTAAGAAATAAAAAAGCTAAAATCCAATTCGATTTAGACCAAATACAAGCAGCCCTAACTGTTTTTGAAAACACTTTTATAGCTTCAACAAAAGAAGAAGCAGATAAAGTTCTAGATGAAAAAGAGGAGAAATAAATGGCAGATATAATAATGTGGATAACCACAATAGTAACAGTATCTTCAATCATAGCAGCAAGTACACCAACACCTAAAGATGATGAATGGATTGGTAAACTCTATAAATTTATAGATTTATTAGCTTTAAACATAGGTAAGGCTAAAGATAAATAATGCCTACTGTAAAAGATGCATTAGCAGAGCTTAACGCACATGAAAGAGAATGTGCTATTCGTTACGAATATATAGAAAAACGTCTCGATGAAGGTTCTGCAAAATTTAAAAGATTAGAAATGCTTCTTTGGGGCATATACCCTTTTATAGTAGGTTCAATTATTCTTACTAAGTTTTTATAGGAGGATTTAATGCCTCTTCAAAAACTTTTATTTAAACCAGGAATTAATAAAGAACTAACCGCCTATACAAACGAAGGTGGTTGGTTTGATGGTAATCTTGTTCGTTTTCGTAAAGGATTACCTGAAAAAATTGGGGGCTGGCAAAAATATTCTAATAGTTCTTTTATATCTAGAGGACGTGCATTACATGCTTGGGTTGCTTTAGATAGCACAAAATATATTGGATTAGGAGCGACACAAAAATATTACGTATTAGAAGGAACATCTTACAACGATATCACTCCCATAAGAATTACAACTTCTGCGGGTGATGTTACATTCTCTGCGTCAAATGGTGACGCAACAATAACTGTTTCAGATACAGAACATGGTGCTGTACAAAATGATTTTGTTACATTTAGTGGTGCATCTAGTTTAGGTGGTAATATTACTGCTACTGTATTAAATCAAGAATATCAAATAGCAACTATAATTGATGCCGATAGCTATACTATAGAAGCTAAAGATACGTCTGGGGCAACCGTAACAGCAAACAGCAGTGACGACCCATCAACAGGTGGAGGTAATGGTGGTTCATCAGTAGTTGGTACGTATCAAATAAACGTTGGTTTAGATGTTTATATTCCATCAAGTGGTTGGGGTGCAGGTTCTTGGGGAACAGGAAGTTTTGGTAGTGTTACTGCTTTAAGTGATACTAACCAATTACGAACTTATTCACACGATAATTTTGGTGAAGATTTAGTTTTTAACGTTCGTAGCGGTGGTATTTATTATTGGGATTCTAGTGGAGGTACCTCTAATAGAGCAGTATCACTATCAGATTTATCAGGTGCAAATTTACCACCAACAAAAGCATTACAAGTTCTTGTAAGTGATATAGATAGACACGTTATTTGCTTAGGAGCAGACCCTATAGAAAACTCTAGTAGAACAGGTACCATAGACCCCATGCTTATAGCTTTTAGTGACCAAGAAAATATTACAGAATGGGAACCCTTATCTACAAATACGGCAGGTTCTTTACGACTATCAGCAGGTTCTTCTATTATTGGTGGGATAAGAGCTAGACAAGAAACACTTATATGGACAGATACAGCGTTATATTCTTTAACTTTTATTGGTCAGCCTTTTACTTTTGGATTAAATTTAGTAAATGAAGGTGTTGGTTTAGTGGGTCCCCATGCAGCTGTGAATACACCAAAAGGTGTTTTTTGGATGGATAAAAAAGGTTTTTATACTTATTCAGGTCAAGTACAAAGTTTACCATGTAGTGTTCAAGAATACGTGTTTAATGATATAAATGATACACAGGGTTTTCAAATATTCGGTTTTTCTAATAAAGCTTTTAATGAAGTTGGTTGGTTTTATTGTTCTGCTAATCAGTCAATTATTGATAGATACGTTGTGTATAATTATGATGAAAATGTATGGTCTTTAGGGCAATTATCAAGAAACGCATGGTTAGATGAGGGTATTTTTGAAAAACCATTAGCTACATACACAACATCAACTACTGGATATCTTTATAACCATGAAACAGGCAATGACAATGATGGTGTTGCTATGGAGAATGTTTTTATTGAATCTAGCGATTTTGATATTGAACCTGCAGGAGAAGTATTTTCTTCGGTTAGTAGAATTATCCCAGACGTTAATTTTGTTGGCAATGGTTCTACTGGAAGTGCAGGACAACAACTAGATTTTGTTTTAAAGAAAAGAGATTTTCCTGGAGAAGATTTAACAACGGTAACTACGGCTTCATGTTTTTCTAATACAACTAAAATAGACACCCGTTTAAGAGCTAGACAGGTTGTTCTAAGAGTTCAATCTAACGACGATGATACTTCAGTTACAGGTATGGGGTTTAGGTTAGGGGCTACACGTTTAGATGTAAAACCTGATGGTAAACGATAGTGGCTAAATTATTAGAAACTAAACTGCCTACAGCAGTTGGTCCTTTAAATCCTGAAATATTTAATAGATTAGTTCGTATATTAGAATTATCTTTAAAGTCTAAAGATATAGACGCTACTTTGTC